GTCGTTTCTGTTAATTTTTATTAACATCATTGCGAAATCGTCAGAACTTTCACTTTCTGACCAAGACGGGTCAAAAGATAATATATACTCATCATTCTTATGCCCCTTTACTTCAACAGATTGCCCCTCCCCATCAGGAATTGTACAAGCCGCCATTTTGCTAACTTTAAAATAGCCAGAGCTGTCATCTGTAAAAATAGCATTAAACTCTCGGTCAAATTGAGAGTCACTCATTGTAGCCTTCGATTGACTAATTAAGTTTTGGTCATATAACTGTTCTGGCGCACAATCATAGCTAAAGTGCATTATTGTGCGGTGAGCGCCATCTTGCTTGTTTTCATTAATGATTAAATTTTCATACTGTTGATAAAGCTTATATAAATATTCAAATTTGTAAGAAGCAGACGACAAGCCTATTATTTTGTTATTAGGCCACCTTTTCCTATCCTCCTCTTTCATTTCACCTTTTTCTATAAGCGTAGTCTCTAAATCATATACCTCTTGCCTCTCTGTAGGATTATCAACAACAGACAGGAAAGGCATAATAACCTCATTAAATATTTTTTCAGGCATCAATAAAAGCTCATCAATAATCATTCTTTGAAAACGAAAACCCCTTAGCTTTTCTCCATCGCCCAAAGGTAAAGCCCTTATACTGCTTTGTCCTATTTCCATAACCCACTCATCATTCATTTTAGATGTTCTTGTTATACATTGAGAGAAAAAAGTTGCCTTTGGACTTTTAGAAATATCTTCGATCTTTTTAAATATCATTTTAGATTGCCTAAATGATTTAGACAAAATACCTATCTGAACACCTTGATTCATAATAGCGTCTAACAGCGCGAAAATGGCCGTAGAGAAGCTTTTAGACATTCCACGGCTCCATATGCCCAAAAAGTAGTCCGACTCCATCATGGCCTTTATAGCCATATGCTGGAAAGGAAAAAGTTTTACACCTGTAAATAATTCAGTAGCAAAAGAAGGATTTTCCCTTAGAAATTTGTAAAGCAGAATTTTTGCCTCATTCTCATCTAAATAACCCTCTTTTGTTTGCAAGAGTTGATTTATATCCTTGTACTCTCTTCTTAGTTTTTGTTTTCCTTCTATCCAAGCCATTATTACTTATTTTTGGTTTTAAAAAATATTGTAGATCTACGCGCCAAAGTTTTTTACCTAAAATCAAAATTTTTGGAATTATCTCAATACTATGTTCTCTTGATCCACTGAACACAAACTGACAACAGTCTGAATATTTAGCTTGTATCTCTCTCATCTGGAAAAACACATAATCCAATTTATACTTGTGAGCAGACTTTTTATTTTCATAGTCCATTCTCTCAAAAGCGGTATCAATTACTACAAACAAAAATGAATCTAAACTTTTGCACCTTTCTATCTCTTTTACAAATCTGCTGTAGCCAGTTGTAACTGTAGAGCAAAAATCCTGGTAAGATTTACGATCCACAAAAGTGTAATCAAAATCCTCACCCATTACAGCGTAATCTCCCACATCAAGCTTTAGTGATTCACTATTTTTAAATATTAGTGGGTTTTGTTCTCTCGTATCTACGAATATACGAGTATCTTCATAGTTTTTATAAAATTCATTTGGCAGTTGCCTCGAAAGCATGGGCAACATGCCAAATTTTTTGCATAGTGCGTTGTAACTGCCAAAAACGTCTATGCACATGTTTATATCAGGCATCCCAGCAGTTTTTAAGTAAATGTCAGGTGGAATTGAACTTAAGCCCTTGCTTTCCATTCTGCTCTCAAAAGTATTTACAATGTATTTTTTAACCTCCTCCTTAGGAGCGGTTTTGCACCACTCACGCATATTTTTTACGCTTAAAAAGTCGGTATTAAAATATGTCTCATATTTTTTAAATGGTAGTAATTCGCCTGTAAGTTTATCCTTCTTAGCGTAATGCTTGACGTAGTAATCTCCTAGCACCAACTTGTGCTTTTTTATATGTGCATGTAAACTTCTTAGGAAAGTGAAATCCTCACCGCACTCTTTGCATTTAAATGACATCTTCTTGTGATATTCCTAAAACTCTTGCTTTCCACTCAGCCATACCCTCTATTCTCTCAGCTTCTTCTTTTATAGCTTGTTTTTGCATCTCTGCTATTCTTGCCATTGTTTTCCTCTCTTCCTCCTCTTGAAACAACTGAACAATAGATAAAAAAGAAGCATTCTCTTTCTGGCTCTTCTTCATACGCTCTGCCCTGTCACCTTGTAGCTTTTTAGTAAGGTTTTCGATTCGGGTTTCGCATTGATGATACTCTCCAGATTTAGCTTTGATAATTTCTGCTAATCTAACGCTCATGTCAGTCTGATCATCGGCAATATCAAACATATCATTTAATTTATTCAAATGGGCGCTAATAACCTCTAGGTTTATAACTTCTTTACAAACATTAAGATATAAATTTATCTCATCTGCTGTTAAGTCTGGTTTATCCCAAGTTAGCCTTACAAATTCATGCTCAAACAAAGTTCTATCTTCTTCATTTAAATAATTATTAATTATTTTTAAAAACCTAGAATTGTTTAAGTTTATACCAAGCCTTTCTACGCATATTCTTTTTTGTCTATTTAATTTAGGCTCTTCTAAGCCTAAACCTGTAGAGTCATTAATCTTCTTAACAATTCTGCTTGGCGACTTCGGGGCAAGATAGGAATGCAATGCCCCGCTATCTTGGGACGGCAATATGTCGGGGTTCACCTCTCTAATGAAGGCAAGTACAGTTCTCTGCTCATTTGATAGCGGTTGGATTCTTTTCTGAGGAAATATGAGTTTTGCTATCTCAAGAGAAGACATACCATCTTCTGCTTGCTGTAAAATAAATTCTTTTTGCTGATCTGTAAATATTATATCTTCAGTTCTACAAGTCTTTGTGGTTTTGAATTCTATAGAGTTTTCTATTAAATATTTTCTTACAGCCCTGCCTTGTTTAGTTCTGCCATCTAAACTATCATCATCGAAACACCCTCTTGTTAAGTTATTTAAATCTTTTATCTGAAGGGCGTTTTCATCTATGAATTTCTTTTGATCTTCTGTAAGCTCCATTATTGATCTATTATATCTTTATTCCTAAGTATATCCATTGCTAGCTGCAAAAATTTCTTTTTTAAGTTTTTAACTTGTCTATATCCTAATTTTTTCTTTTCAGGAGATATTTTATAACCCATAAACTTAGCGACGTCCTCTTCTGTCTTTTGCTCAAAGTAAAGCATTCTGTAAGCTCTATAATGAACTCCAGTTAATTTTTGCCGCATATTTGAATCCAAACGCTTCAATGAATCTTTGAAATTAAAATCTGTATAAGTTCTATCATTAAACTCTCTTGCAAAATCCTCTGTTGATAAAGGTACTTTGAGAGCGAGACCTATTTTTTTTGTTTTAGACCACTTAATGCAAACTGGGCATTTTGATGAATCGTGATCTGCCGTATTTACTAACTCACAAGGATTTGTATAATTACCATAATGATTCCTGAGCAAGTTTCTTATCTGGTTAGATATTATTCTACCTATCCATGGTTCAAGAGGACGACTTTGATCCCACATATGCCATTTTTTAGCTATGTGGCTTTTTATGATTTGCTCTACATCATCAAAGTCAAACCATTTAACAGCATTTAAGCGCCATTTGTATTTTTGTCTGAGTATCGCTTGGTCTATGATGTCTGAGCAATCTTCATAAGATTTTTTATCGCTCTCCTCTTTCATTAATGAATTCATTAATAGATTTAGGTCTTGATCTCCTACCTGCATCTGGAGGAGTGTTTTCTCCTACTAATGAACCCAAAGTGAAACTTTTACTGGTATCTATGTCATAGTCTACTTGAATTTTGCTAATCGATGGCAAACTCTGACTATTTGTTTCGTCTTCAGCTAAATTTACATTTTCTACTACAGTTGGCTGTTGTGTTGCCGCAGCATTTGAAGTAAAAGTGTTATTTAATTGTTGACCGCATTTGCCGCAAAAATTAGGTTTTACGTTCGCGTATTCTATTTTAAAACCGCAAGTATGACAGAACAGATGGCTCATAAGCTTATATATAATATAATTTTAAATAATTTTTTCTATTTTTAATTACACTGAAATTAACAAGATCGTTGTCTCTTGGTTAAAAAAAAGCTGTTGGCCGCTGTCGCTTAGACGTTCGCCTTGTTACTTATAATCTACACTGATTTGTGATTTTCTATTTTAGAAACAATATATTTTAATATTTTGCTTCTCACGATATCACGATTCGTAAACTTGAAAGATGTTATACCATGCTCTTGTGATTCTTGACAATTAAACAAGTCAAACATCTCTCTAAACCCACTTCTACCATTGATATCGCTCTGCATGAAGTCTCCGCAGATAATTAGCTTTGTATTTTCTCCAATTCTTGTGATTAAGGTTGTTAACTCCTTGAATGTGAAGTTTTGAGCTTCATCTGCTACTATGAGCCTATTGTTCCAGTTTGCCCCTCTCAAAAAGTTTATAGGCACAGCAGAAATGCGACCTATCTGTTTCATATAGGCTGTATCGCCCTCATGTACCATTTCATCGAGCTTGTCATACAAAGGCATGAGAAATGGATCAAATTTATCTGAAATATCTCCAGGGAGACTACCTAACCCTTTATCAGCGCTTTCAGCTATACTTCTTATGTAAAGTAGGTCTTTTTGGAAATCCTTTGCCATTAACTGCAAACATCCATAAACAGACATATAAGTCTTACTAGAACCTGCTGGACCTGCTACAAATATAATTTTAGAAGAGTCATCCAAAATAGACTCTAAAAGCTTTTGTTGCTTTGCGGTGAAGTTAAATTCGCGCTGCTTGAAATTTATTGAGTGGAACGCTGAACTCAACTCAAAAGGGGACTGCTTTGAAGGTGAAACTTTCTTTCGGGGCATTTACTATATTTACACCCCTAAAGATTAAAATTTTGTATTTTTTTTATAAATCTATTTGTTTAATTGTTGCAGTGGTAGATAAAGTATCACCACCATTTATATCATACCCTTCCGCCAACACTCTAGCCCCAGCAGCCATAGTTAAATTTCGAAACTGAACAACAGAATCTCCATCAACATTATCTAATTCAACCACAACATCGCTTGCTAGCTTATCACCGCTAATACTTATTAAATTCTCTAAACCTGTAGAAGTAATACTCATTTCTGATTCTACAGAGTCTAATAGCATGCTAGTTGCGTTAGTTGACCCTATATTGTAAACAGGAGTGCGACTAAATGTTTTTTTGTAGTTTATTTGTGATTGAACATTACCCACAACGTCTGTCATGTTGGAAACACTGCATGTATGCCCATATATGATATCATCAGGATCAAATGGTATAGTGTTATTATTATAAGGATTTGAATCTTTTAAAATCCTTGCCCCACTCACAGGCTGCAAAGAAGTAAAATTAGCATTCAATGTAACAGGAGCATAAGGAGCAACAGAAACAGAGAAATCATTTAAATAACATTTTTTATAGGTATTAATCCCAATTTTAATAGCAAAAAAATCATCCACATGATCTGCGTTGGCAAATTCAAGACCGCCATTAAAAGCAGGGTCTAATATAGTACTAAATGAAATATTTGCTGTTACCCCGCCTTCTCCGAACCTAAATTGATCAGTAGCGTCAACATTACTACCCAAAAGCCTTTTACCCACATTGTTTACAGAAAATGATACATTAGCTTGAGTAGCGGCAACATATCTGTTTGTCTCCCCAGGAGAATCATCGTTAGGGGCGCTAACATATACAGGTAGATCAGAATATAGTAAACTCATTTGTTTATATTACACTGGCTATATTTTTTTAAACCAAAAGATAGAAAAACCTTTGCCGCGAATCAACGCCGAGAAAAGGGGTGGGGGTAGGGTCGTTTACTTTTTGATATCGCACTCCCCCCGCGGCTTTGTCA